ATAGGTTCTAATGTTACAAGTGTTGCAGGAATAGCAAGTAATGTTACAACAGTAGCTGGTGTTGCATCTAATGTAACTACAGTAGCTACAAATATATCTGGTGTAAATAGTTTTGCTGAAAGGTATCGAGTAACAAGTGGTGATCCAGGCTCAAGTAATGATGCTGGTGATTTAAACTTTGATACATCTGCAAATGCTTTAAAATATTATAATGGTTCTGCTTGGGTAGCTATTGTAGCTGCTGATCCAGTTAACTCTACTACAGTAACAGCAGCAGGTGCATTAATGGATAGTGAGTGTACATCACTTGCAGATGTTAAAGCACTAAATCAAAGTTTAACATCAAGTGCTAGTCCTACTTTTGCAACTCTTAATGCTACAACAGTAGACTTAGGTAACTGGACAATAACTGAATCATCAGGTGTATTGTTTTTTGCTACATCTGGTACAAATAAAATGAAACTAGATGCCTCAGGCAACCTGACTGTTGTAGGAGACATCACAGCCTTTGGATCAATGTAATGACAATAAAGAGTAGTGGTGCTAGTTTAGCTTTATCAGAGATAGTAGCAGAATTTGGAGGAAGTACGCCACATTCTATGTCAGAATACTATGCTGGTGGTAGTAATGTACCATCAGGCACAGGTAGTATTGCATCATCAGGTGCTATTACTTTCTCAAGTTTTTATGGTACATCTAACAGAGCTGCAATCAATCTTGTTATTTCATCAACCACACAAAACTACAATATCTTTAATAACAGAGGTGGTACATATATATCAGGAAGGTCTGATGTAACCCTTACTGTACAAGCTATTGTAGGTTCAGCAAGTTCAGGACAATACGCATTAACAACAGGTACATTTGCAAGTGGCGATACACTTAAAATTATTAATAACAGTCAAATTGTAGGTGCTGGTGGTGGTGGTGGTATTGGTGGTGTAGGTGCTGCATCAACTCCTCTTACTGGTCAATCACAAGGATCTACATCTGGTGGTTCTGCTGTTAATTTAGGTTTTGCTACTACTATTCAAAACAACGGAGGATTTATTCGTGGTGGCGGCGGTGGTGGTGGCGGTGGTGGTGGTGGCGTTCAAACTACTATTACACAACAAAAAGGCGGTCCTGATATAACAACAACTGTTACAAGAGGTGGCGGTGGCGGTGGCGGTGGCGCTGGTCAAAATGGCGGAGCTGCTGGTGCTGGTGGTTCAGCTCAATCAGCAGGACAAGCTGGGCAAAATGGTTCTATAAGCGGTGCTGGTTCTGGTGGTGCAGGTAATACTCAAGCAGGTGCTGGTGGACAAGGCGGAGGATTTGGTGCTGCTGGTCAAAATGGCGGTGGTGGACAAGGCACAACTCAAGGCAAAACAGTCGGTGGTGGTCCTGGTGGTACTGGTGGTGCAGCAGGAAAAGCTATTAATTTAGGCGGTAATTCATTAACATGGGAAGATGGTAACACTAATGTGCAAGGAGCAGTATCATAATGGCTAGTAAACCAACATTATATAGAATTTGGGTAAGAAATAAAAAGGTAGAGCATAGAACTTATTTAGCTGGTACAGATGATCCTGAATCAGTAAAGATAAAAAATGAAATATTAAAAGTATTTCCTGATGAGGTTTATCCATATCCATTTAATATATGGGGTGTATCAATGGAAGGCAATAAGTATAGTGTGCATAACTGTAGTACAGAGCCTGACAATAAAGATAGTGGAGCTATGCAAAATGATGTGTTATACGAGAAAAATTTTATAAAGTATTTTTATGATTTAGATGCAGCTACAAAAAAAATAGAAATAGTTTATAAGAAAGGACAAGTAGTACCTGTTGTTACTGTACCTGATAATCTACGAGTTGATTATATAACTGACCATGTAGATTCAAACTATGCACTATTGAATACACAAGCTATCTATGTAAGAGGTACAACAGAAGATGCTTATACATGGGCGCAATCTTTAAAATCAGATATTGTTATGCCTATATCTAAAACAGTTAGTGTTGATATAAACAGACCAAACACAATGGATGATGATTTATTTAAGTTTCAGTTTAATGCAAGTAAAGAATTAGTAGAAGTTATTGGTTGTTTTAAACCAGAACATTATGCTGTATATGGAGATAACCAAGACATATATACGGAGTATACAGGAGATTATGCAAATGAAATTACAAACATATCTGATACAGAATTAGTTAAACCACAAACAGATAATCATGGTAATCGTATTGCTGCTGCTGTAAACAAAGCTAACATAAAAGAATATGTTTTAGTTCCTAAGTCTGATGGGAGCGGTGGCTATGACAGGGTTCTTCTTAAAGACTTGTAGGAGGTACAATGGCTAATGGAGTTGAATGGGGTATAGGGCCATCTCATGTAATTACACGAACTAATCATGCAACATTATTAAGATGGGGATTTTGGTCGCCATACTTTGCTTTCTTTTTTTCTAAGATACTACCAGTTGAACAAGTCATGCACGATCATGAAGGTAGCTTTATTGCTTTTCTTTTATGGGGTAGATATACAGAATATGTCAGAGTACCTGGACAAACAGAGCTAGAAGTTAACAAATATCGTTGGGTTAATATTGTTAAGTGGGACACATTACATTTAATAAAATGTGATAAACCTGTATATACCATACAATTTATGGGTAGAAAAAAACATGAAGTTGTTGTTGAATATAAAGGTAGGTTAATTCCTTTTAAAAGATTATGTAAACGAGATGGTAGGTACAAAAGTAAAACATGAGTGCAATCATAGAATCAGTTAAACAAGATTGGGATGTAAAAATATACAATCAAAAGAAAGAGTGTCCTTATTTAGTGATAGATAACTGGTATACCCAAGATGAATTATCTGCTGTATGGCATGAACTTAATATGTATTTAACTCAACCTAAAAAAGAACAAGCAACAGATAAAGATGTGCCAGTAGCATTAGATAAAGGCAAACCATTATCCAATGCTTTTCGTTTTCATATGTGGGATTTTTATACAGACAAAGGAGCAACTGTATCTCCTATATTACGCAACACATACAAACAAAGATGCAAAGAGTTTCATGATATAGTATTACAGACTATGCCTTTACATCATCATAATTTTATTAATACTAATACTGATGCTACATTTATTGGCTACTATGATAAAGACCATTACTATAAACCACACCATGATAGCGTTCAGTTTACTTGTTTGATATGGATGTATAAAGAACCTAAGAAATTTTTTGGAGGTAACACTAAACTTGTACCTATTGATGCAACTATTGAATGTATACCCAATCGCATGTTGTTTTTTCCTAGCTATATACAACATGAAGTTACTACATTGAAAACAAACAAAGATATACCGCATGGTTATGGCAGATTTGGTATTACACATTTTTATAATTGGGAGTCTAAGCCATGAGAAGCCTAGCTTTTATAGTAATACTTGCTATAGTCCTGGCTTACATTGCTGAGTGTCAAGCAGCAGATTCTAATATTCGATATAAGGACATGCCTGTAACCCCACCATCTGTACCATCAATGGGTGCATCAGGTGCGTACTCTGATATCTGTGTTGTAGTAAGAGCAGGTGGTATCTCAGGTGGATGGTTTGGTATATCAGGTGGTGTTCACGTAGAGGACAAAAATTGTCAGCGCATCAAGCTAAGTAGGGCATTGGCTCAGCTTGGCATGAAAATCAGCGCAACCGCTATGCTTTGCCAAGACCCCAGAGTATTTAAATCTATGATAGCTGCAGGTTCGCCCTGTCCTATCAATGGTAAGATAGGTGATGAAGCTATTCAAGAATATAGAAAGCGTGGTATATTAGATGAGGAGAACAATGTTATTAAGATGCCTACAACTGATGCTGTTAAGTTTGATGTGGATAAACCTATCAGCAGAGGAAACTACGGACAACCTAGTAGATAACCCTAGTTTTACTACTGATACTTCTGGCTGGGAGCTGTCTGATAATAATCAAAACAAAGTCAAGCGTGATCCAAACACCTATTCTGATTCTGCATCTAAAAGCATAAGGTTTAGATATCAAGATGGCAGTATCAATCAAGATATAGATATATCAAATGTTCCAGGCAATCACATTGTTAAAGAAATAAACATGGGTTATGAAAGCATTGGGTGTGGAAACACAGGCAGTCAATGGTGTACAGCAGGAGCAGATGATACTGTTACTAGTACTATCACTTTATCTTCAACAGATACTATAGAAGCAATTAGTAATACTTCGGCTATACCATATGAAGATGGTTGGAGTAGTTATTCTTTTACAGAAGAAGTTACAGGTACTTTTAATACTGATGATTTAGATGTTAACTTAAATATAATAGGTAGTGATACAGGCAATAGTAGTAATTGGTATGGCCCTATCATAGATAACATTAGTCTTACTTTTACTATTGAAGAATACATTGCACCAGTTGTTGAGCCTATAATTGTTGAGCCAGTTATAGAACCACTTGTAGTTGTTGAGCCAGTCATTGAAGAGATAGTTGTCATTGAAGAAATAATAGTTGAAGAACCTATGATTGGTGGGCTTGAGCTATCAACCGAGATAACGTTAGACCTAATCCAAGATGTGCCTACTCTACCTAATATTGTTGATACAGTAGCAGAGATACCAGAGATACAACCTGTAGCTGTTATTGATATCAGTATGCCTGAGATTAGTATTGATATTCCAACACCAACAGAGATCCCTGTTGACATGAGCGGCACGATTGAGGTAGAACCTATACAGGAGATTCAAGAAATAACAGTTGAAGAACCACAACAACAACCAGAAATGGTGGAGAGTACAAATGAAGGACGGGAAATTGAGCAAGAAACAGAAGGCCAAATTGAAACAGTTGAGGCAGGAACAACAGATGAAAGAAGCAACGTACGAGAACCAGAACCCAAAGAAGAAAACAAGGGGGAGACCAAAAAAAGTACAGCCGACAATAGTAAATCTAACTCCAAGACAAAAGATAATGTTCAAGCTGATAGACCTACAAACACAGTTAAGAAAAATACTAGCAGGCCTAAAGCTACGATTGAAGTCAATACTGCAAAGCCTAAAGTTATAGAGCAACCACCATTGCCTATAGCTTATTTGCAAATATTGCAGGATAGTATTAGTATCGTAGAAACAATTAGTTTAGAACAGGAGCAGATATATGGAGGGGAGCAAGAGTATAACCTTAACACCAGCAGTATTACTATCGCTGGTCTTGACAATAATTCCAGCCGCAGGTGGGATAATCTACAAAATGAGCGCAAACGATTCAAAGCTCCAAAATACAGTAGACGAAGTAAAAAAGATTAACACCAGGCTAGGCAAGATCAAGAAGGCTGATACCTCTGTACTGTTAGATAGGATTGCAAAGCTAGAAGGGATTGTAGAAACTCAGTCAACTCAGCTTACAGAAATGAAAGATGAAATCTCAGAAATCTATGATGAGATATCAGAAGTCGAGGAGAGTATGACCTCATGGAGTGAGAAGGAATTTGAAAAGCTATACAATGTTTTGAATGACAATCCGCTAGGGAGATAACATGGGTATACCAATGGAACTACTATCAATGGGTGCATCAACTGTACTAGGTGGCATCTTAGGTATCATGGCTCAAGCAAGTAAAGATAAAGCTGAACAACAAAAGATGTTAATGCAAAGAGCTGACTTCCAATCTAAACAGTTTGATAAAGCTAGAAATGTAACTGATCAATTCACAAAGAACACCAGACGATACATTGCATTGATGTGTGTGATGGCAATCATAGTCTTACCCAAACTTGCACCATTCATAGATCCAAACATGGATATCTTTGTTGGTTATACCGAATCAGTAAGCAAAGGATTCTGGATATTTAGTAGCAGTACTGACATGACATTGTGGAAACCATTAGGTGGCCTAGTAATTACACCATTAGATACACATGTGGTGTCTAGTATTATAGGATTATATTTTGGTGGCTCATTAGTGAGACGATAGATGAAAGATTTTTTAATAGTGTTAGCTTTATTTCTTGGAATCATTTTAATTGGTAAAGGAATAAATAATATTCCAGGCTGCCCAACTCCAGGTGATACCATAACTGACCAGCAAATAGAAGAATGGATGCCATTCGCTCAGAATTAGAACAAACCATGTAATTTAGAGGCTCTCATTCGTCCATATACAGCCGTAAATATATAGCCTAACCCAATCGTATACCAAATATATCAATCTTTCTGTATGTTTATGTTAGATATCTTCTCGTAGATTTAGCAAAAAAAACCCCCAACAAGTGGGGGAAATCTAGGAAACCGTTAAGGAATGAAAAAAATAAAGAACCCTAACGTAGTAAACTCGAGGTGTTTACATCATTATCCTATATCTTTTTTTTGTTAACTTCAACTGACGATTGAAATGGACATCCTTGTCCTTTTCAATATAACCTTCATCAATTAAATGACTAACCAAACTATACGCATGACTCTTACTTTTAATTCTACAGCCTGCACATATTTCTTTATAGGTTGGAGATGCTTTATAAGCTGCAATAAAATGCTTGATAAAATAATACACATCCCTTTGTCTTGCTTTTACTTTCATCTTATCTCCTAAAATGGTATGTCATCATCAAACTCATTCTTCACATTACCACTAGCTTTAGCTGCACCTTTTTCCATTACCATACAAACAGATCCAAACTTATCTAACACTACTTGACCAGCAGTAACTTCCTGTCCATCTTTATTCATGTATGTATTGTATTGTTGTTTACCTTCTAGATAAAGAAGCGTACCAGCTTTACCTTTATCATCAAGCATTTTACCTACATAATCATTAAAGCATGTGATGTTATGCCAGGTTGTTTCTTCTTCACCTTTGGATTGAATCCATTGGTTAGTTGCAATACTAAACTTCCAATACTTAGTGCCTTGTTTAGATTCTTTAGCTTCAGCATCTCTGCCTAATCTACCTATCAAAGTTATTTTGTTATACATTATCCTATACTCCTTGTGTGATTTGCTTTAATTAATTCATACTTAGTCTTAGCTTCTTGATATAGCTCTGGGCTTTCTTTCTTAGCTATGACCATAGCTCCCTGATACTTTTTAACTATAGAGTTAAACTCAGTATATGATTGATCAGCATTCATCTCACTAATGAACTGTTGTACAGTAGGCTCAACAGATATAAGTTTCTTCTCTGCTGTCTTAGGTTTACTTGCTGGTGCTTTGTCATCTATCTCATTCTCTGAATAAACAAAGCCATGTAGGTTAGCAAGTTTTAAGATACATCTATCTACTGCTCGCTTCTCTGCCATCGCATATGGATAGGCGTTCTTGTTATTCTTAGGACTACACTCGCCATAGGATATAACTTGTCTATCTTTGATTGAGGCTACACATTTCATACTGACTATCCCATCTTTAGCATTAGCTTCTATAACATCCAGGCTATCTATACTTACATTAAGTTTAGCTCCTATGATTTCTATATACTTATGCAATACAACAGGTGTGCCATGACAATCCCATGTGGCTTCACTACTATTAATTTTTAAATCTTTAAATATTTTGACGGCTTCGTCAGGTATATTCATCTTACTCATACAGTCTCCATGCAGTATTATCTGCGGTTGGTTCTATGTTGTTTACTACCATATCCCAAAACTTTTCTTGACGATAAGCTAGGATCTCTTGATAGTCCTGATGTGATGGGATAGCACAGTATTCCCATCGTGCATTACCAAACAACACCGACAGATAACAGACATCAAGGTCTGCCATCATTAGATAGTGTTGGATCTGCGCATAGTATCTAGCCTTTACATACTCTAATTTGTTGTAATGGTTAGTGTGCTTACACTCTATGATAGCTTGTTCTTCTGGACACCAGCCATCAAAGTGTGCCATTCTAAAATCTTCTTTAATATATTCTTTTGGGTAAGGCTCAGTATGTATACCAGTCTGTTTACTAAACCATTTGAGATTAAACTCTTCTGTCAATGTGCCTATCTGTACTGGTAACACATCAGACAGATCTGGTCCAGGCTTACGCTGAGTCTTTAACTCCCATAGCTCATGGATAGGAGTAACATTTGTTTGCATTAACGCATGTGAATCTGAACCACCTAGACCTTTATGTCTATCGATATCTATATATTTGACTACACTCATGTTTTATATTTTACTCCATTCTGTTCTAATTGTAAAGCCCAAGACCCAGCATTCTTAAGGTTTTCTAAGAAGTTAAATGCCTTCATATATTCATCATCAAGATATGATACAAAGTCAACTGGCATAGGTAGTCTTGGATATTTGTAGGTTGCACATATATGTAATGTTACATACGGAAATAATCCAGAAGGATATTTTTTGAGCAACTCCCAATATGTTTTAAGACCTAGATCATTAGGTGCTGAACAACTAAAAGTAGAGCAGATAGTCTCTAACATTATCTGGACATCTTCAATCCTACATGGCTCAAGTTTGTTTTCACATGCTGCAACAGCTACAGTAAAATCACTCGTCCTTACTCTTTCTTTCAAGAAACTTACTCGATACATTTGACATATTAACGATTCGCTCACGTCGTTCTCGAACAAAGGTGGGCGAAGTCTTATCATATGTTGCACGTGTTCGATCTGACTCTGCTCTAAACTCGACTGACCTTCGTACCCAAAGTTTGAACATGCTTTCCCAGTTGTTTGCTGTTCTTCCTTTGGCTGTGTAGTAGTCGATAAACTTTTCTTTTTCTCTGTCATAATTTATATCCTGTTGTTTAGTCCAGGCTATTACTTCTGGTGATGCTTCAAAGTCTGCTGGACATTCGGTTTCATAATCTTTGATTACAATGTCTACCTCTAATGCGTTAGCCCATGCTAATAAGTTCATACCATTAGGACATTTCTTCATGCGTTCCCAATCACCTACTGAACTATCAGCTACACCAATCATTTGTGATACTGCCATTGTATCTACTCTATATTTTTTTCTCTTGGCTATAAGAGCGTATACCAATTCCTTGTATGTCATAGCGTGATGACCACATACCATGCTATACCTAACAATATAAATGTTATGTACCAACCTATATTATCTCTCATCTTTATCTCCCCAATAATGATAGACAGTATATCTAGTGCCATCCTTTTTAGTTACCCACTCACTAGCAATAGAGTAACCACGCCCTCTCATCTTCCAAATAATATCTGACAATCTAGTAGCACTATATTTTATTATAGCTTCCCAACTTGTTATTTTCTTTTTCTTTTGCAAATGTTTTTTAATTTGCTCGTACTTATTTACTTTACGTATTGGTCCTGTACCTTTCATATTATCTCCTATCCTTTTATGGATGATTCTATGTTTAAAGATTGCATTATCAATTCAAATGTTCCAGGCTTTTTATCTTTACATCTTTCCTTTAACCTTTCTTCAAATGCTTTTGATACATTAAGTAGTTCATCATTTGGTATTGAATCAATTACTTTTCTAACACAATGATTGTGATTATGTATGTGTAATCTTCTTTGCTCTAAAGCATAATCAATTATAAAGTTTATAAAAATTTCATTTTGTTTGTCTGTCATCATTCACCTCGCTTGTAAATTATTCATACCCCTGCCAAAACAAAAACTCAATTAGTATATCTAGTAAACCTAATACTAATAACGTAATAATGATTGGCAGAAATACCCACATTAAAATAAATTTTAATCCTTCTATAAAATTATTTAGCACATATTTCCCACTCATATTTGGTGGCCTCCAATGCAATAGTTTCTAAATGTAAAACTCTTTTTTCTGGAGACATCTTTGCTATTGCTTCTTGATCTAAACTAATACCTGCACTATCTATAGTTAATAGTGCGCTTCTGATACTAATATATCTACCTTCCCAATAGTCAGGTCTATCTTCAAATGGTTTAGCTATTACTTCTGTCATCGTAGTCTACCTCTATGTTGTGTTTAATTTTAGCTATCAGTCCTCCTAATTTTTTTGAGGATTCATAGCACTCAGTCATCAGTCTGATGTACTCTTGGTCGTACTCCGTTACATTACTTTCATTTAGATTTTCCATAAACTTTGCAGCAGTTTCTGTGTTGGTACTGATAAGCTGTACCAACCATACTTGTTCTTCCATTGTTAAACATAATTCAGACATTGCGTTCTCCTGTGCGTAGTGATGTCATATAGTTATTTGCCATTCGCATAGCAGTTTCATGTATAACATCTTTGAATGTTGAAGCACTAACATAGCTAGGCTTGGTTGTTTTCATTAATCTATCACGATATTTTTCATAGGCTTTTTGTTTGCGTTCTTTATATCTACGTTGCCATGCTTCCATTAATCCTCCTCTAATTGTACTTCTTCTTTTGCCTTGTTTACATGTGCTTGCAATGTTTTTTCAACTACAAATTTACTACCATGATTATTAAGGTATTCTCTGTATGCTTCTGACTCTACCTCAGTCATCATGATATTAATTGTAAGCATATGTTCTTTAACTTGATGAATTATTTCCATGTCAGATTTATGGTCAGAAGATAATATAGTATCTGCTTGACGACAGAACTTATGTATCTCCCATGCTGTATCAAATGCTTCTTGTTCTTCTTGAACGGTTTCTGCTTCCTGCTGATCTTGATTGTCCATGTATGTATCTAAATCTTCTTCTGGTGTACCTCTACCCATTGTTATACTCCTTAAGCTAACTAGCTTATCTGGTTTGTTTAGTATTACCTTACCCATATTAACTCCATGCGTTTGCTATGTTGTTAAATGTATCACCTGTGAAATGTATATCTCTTTCTATACCAAGATGAAAACCTACATCTAATTGTTGTAACTCATTGACATCTACATATCCGTACTCACCATCAGATATTTTAGCCCAACCAAATGCTCTGCCATTGTTATCCATACTGAATAGAAACCAAGTACCTGCACCAACTGGGTTGAATAACTTAACGACTGCTTCACGATCAGCAATAGAAAATGAATCATCACCTCTTGCTTCTGATTCATCCATCATGGCTTGATTAGCTTTGAGCTTACGCTCTATTTCTTTTGTGATTAACTGCATGACTACACCTCTTTGTTATGAATTGACTGCGACAGCAAACAATATTACTAATGCTATCAATAATAATATTTGTTCCATACCACCCATACTAGTGAATGGCCTGCACGATAGCTGGAACTAATACAAAATAATGTGCGACTAACAATACTCCTAATACCATAATGTTTCTCCAAGTTGTGATTAAAAAAAATAACATGGCTTTGAACTGGAATAGACTTAGCTAACCTTCCACCCTAACCTATTACTGCATTCATCTTAAAGATTACTAGCTCAACAGGATGACCTTAAACGAGGTTTTTATTGGTTAGTACCATGTTACTAAATCTCATAGCTTAATATCCATAGCGTTATAAAACATTCTGACCATAAGTCTATGAGGGCGGTACTAGCGGACAACTCTACGCAGACTCCTACCCAGAATACAATTATGTTTGTACCTGGACTAGTACCTATACTTATGAGCGGTTTAAAGACTTCGCTCCAGTCTATACCTTACTCTGGTAGCTCAACTGTTTATGAAGTTCACCAGTTTTTTGCGTACACCCCAGAATTATAAGGGCGATACTACTAACCCTTGTCGCTTACGCCTAGTGGTCGGTTGCTATGCCACGCTAGTAGTAGTATCTATACCTAGTAGGATTCAAACCTACGCTCAGTAATTTATGCTTTTTGTTTGTAGCCCAAACTCAATAGAGTTGTTTTAACTTAGGATGATTCATTAAACTAGTATTAAATCAAATGAATCCGCACCTAGTGTTTAACTACAGAGAGAAAGCTAACTCTCTTATTTCCTAATGAAACTGTTCTATATATACTACACTATCTGTTCTATATATACAACATATTTGTGAAGTTTTATTTCGCTCTCACCCTTGACGAGCGAAATAAAAGTAAGCAAATCAATCCCAACCACCATATAATTCAGCAATAAAGTAAATCAAAAACAGCAGGATGATCAGTCCTATCCCCCAAGTATAAATTTCAAGTGCGTGTAACATCATAGTAAACTCCTGTGTTTTAGTGGCTATCCCACATCTGTCTAGTTGACCTTCACCGAACAAATGCGACCAGCATTTTTCGTTGTACTTAGAATACCGTAGGTATTCTATAATACCGAGCGAAGCGAGGTTTTTTTTCAGCTCAATATAAGCATTCTCTAATATGTGTGCCACCTTTTCAGCGAGT